CTTTTCTTGTTGTGCTTAATTTTCGCTGACATCTTTCTTGGTCTCCAGTTCCGTAATCAATGCTTTTACTTCGTTGTTAAGTTCAAAGATCTTTCTTTCTTCTTCTCTATAATTAGAATGTTGTTCCTCTTTAATCCCTCTTGCTAAGCGGGAAAGGTCGGAATAGCCCTTGTTAATGTTCCTAGAAGTGCTGCTAGCTAAGTTGCTTCCGGCGTCGGAAGACATTTGCCTTTGCATTGCTCTTTTGCCTGAGAGGTCTTTGCGAGGCTCATACCACTTGCCTTTAGACTTTGCAGTGGTGGTTACTTTTTTACCGCCAACCTTTTTTTCCATCTTATCGTCTCTGTTTGCTGGTGGGACTGCTAAGAGATTTGTATCTGGCTCACCGGCTGGCTCCTCTGCTGCGAGAGCTTCATCATCGCCTCCTGTCAGATCCTCTAAGCCAGCATCATCTCCGCCTTCATCTCCAAGCAGATCTGCTGCTCCGCCGCCACCTCCACCGCCCATATCTGCGGCTTCGGCTGATTGATCCATTTGGGCTGTAATCAATCTGTCGTGGAACATTTCACGCTGATTACGCAAGAACTCTTCTTCTGAGATAGCAAAGAGGTTTTCTGCGATCCAGCGCTTAGAGAAGAAACCTTCGGCTGCTGCGGAAGCAACGTCAAACTTAGTTCTCCACTGTTCCAAGTCTTGGAGTTCAGCAATCTTTGATGGGTTGTTCATCGAGAGTTTAAAAGAAATAAGATCGTTCTCTCTGTATCCCAGAGTGAAAAGGTGAATAATAGCAATCTTTTCTAACTCTGTGATAACAACTCTTTGCAATCTTTGGATTGTTCTAGCAAAACGAATGTCTTTTTGAGCGAGTGTTGCTTTGTCCTCATCAGCACCTTCACCACGGAAGAGATAAGATTGTGGGATCTTAAGTGCCGAGAATAGTTTGTCTTTTAGGTATTTAACATCGTCGATGTCGCCCGTGTAAGTTCCTCCGGGCAAGCTCTCGACTCTTGTCGATTGACCGCCGCGAGTAGGAATGAAATAATCTTCATCAACAGACATTGGATTGTAACGAAGATCAACACGACCAGAGTCAGCATCAACAACTTGGTTACGCTTCATAGAAGTCATAACCTTTTGCATATATTGTTCAACGTCGTTAGGAGCCATGTTTCCAACGTCAACATAGAACACACGACGCTCTGGTGAGCGAACAATGCGATAAGCCATCATAGCGTCCTCTAGAAGGCTGAGTTGTCTGAATATTCTTCTTGATGGATCTAAAACTGAGGTACCGTATGGAGTGTGCTTATCGTTCCCTAGGACACGAAAATGTGCTATCTGCCAGTTTTCAAAGGTCATTCCAGCGGAATTCCACTGATATTGGACATAGTTTGGATTTGTCTTGTCTTCGCCTTCCAATCTCTCCACCTCCCTAAGCGGGAGACTGATTACATTTTCGATACCTGTTTTATCGTCAATATCCAAGTATAGAATATAATCTCCATACTTACACATATTCCTACACCAGTTAAAAATGTTGTGCTCTATGTTTAGAACGTTATGAAACAAGGAATTGATAATAATTTTTATCTCTTCATTCTGGCAGTGGATGTTTAGGAGTGGCTTCATTGGAGATGAAGTTGTCATCTCATCAGCATAAATATCTAAAGCGGAGGCAATGATTGGCTCATACTCCATTTGATCAAAATCAATATACCTTTGCAATCTAGATTGATTTTGGTAGATATTGGCGGACAAATCAGAAAATGGATTATACCCCATTCTTTTAAAATCCTTACCAGAGGCAGACGTGAATTTATTTGAGTATTTTTCAAGCTCTGCTCTTCTGTTCTGATTTACATTCTGTGCCCTGTAATTAACGATAGGACCAGAGAAAAGTCTGGTCAACCTCTTAAAAAGAGGCGATGCGGGATTTCTTACGTTCTTTCCGTTTTTGGGAGCCATTGTTACTATCCTTTAAGAATCCAATTGAATTGCTGTTGTTCCTTTATACTATCACTTTTCGCGACGGGTTTATAGCCCTGTTGACCCGGAATTGTTGTATTTAATTCACTTTTTGTCCTAGTCATCGTGCTAAGGAATGCTTTTGTATATTGCACATCCCTCTGGTTGGTTTCCAACGCCGTATCTCTAACCCAGCAACCTATTGCAAAAGCCATCACCAAGTCATCGTTATACATACGCATTGCTTGGGGACGACCGTTTTGCCAGACAAATGTCTCTAACTCATTAAATAGTCTAGCAGAATATATTGTAACTAGTTTATTTCTAATGAATTCTTCCATTTTCGCCACAATCAAAGGTCTGGTCTTAGATGTGGTAGAGAAGCCAGCAACAGCATTAGAACTTGTTTCGCCCAAGTATTGTTCTACGTATTCGTGGGTTGACTTGATTGAGTAGTAGAGATTAGGATAAGCCAAGTCTCTGAGTTTGTCTAGGACAGCAAAGCCAACTGAGTTGTTCTCGATCACCATTAGACACTCGCCAAACTCTTTGCCTACTTCGTTTAGCATATTAGCGAAGAGGTCTGGTGTGATTTTGGATTTGTACTCTCCGATGATTTCCATTGTTGATAGCTTCATAAGATGAAAAACAGAACTATCTTTGTCGTCACCACGGGCAACGTCGGCTACAAGAAGATAGCTTTCTCCCGGCTGGTATTCTTCCCAGATCCAAAAGTTCCTATCGAAACCTGTTTTATACTTGGGTTCTCGTAGGGTTTGTTTAATCCTTGCCATGTCCTCGGGGTGAATAACAGTTTCACCGGACATATTGAAGTTACACTCATACTCTTGGGCAACTTGGCGTTGAGACATATTCTTTGTCTCTTCCTCGAACCATTCTTGGTCTCTGTCCGGGTGGACATGCCATGGAAGCACAGTTGGGAAGAAGTCGTTAATGCCCCCTTCGGCGTCGGTGTAGGTTTGGTGAAACCAGTTTCCCACACCATTTGGGGTAGATAGAGCGATACAACGCCCACCTGTTGATAGAGTAGGATAAAGACCAGTCCAGAGTTCATCAAGCCCTTCTACGTGTGCTGCCTCATCAATTACGAGAAGAGACAGGGCTTCTGAACGACCAGCATCACCAGAAGTTGTGGAGGCTTTGATCTGAGATCCGTTGTTCAACTCGAACGATGCCCGGTTATCAATAGAGATAGTGGCTATCTGCATCCAGTCTGGTAGGTTTTTAATGATTGCTTTGACTTTCTTGACCAAGTTGGCTGCTGTCTGAAACTTAGTAGCCATAACAAGAATGTTTTTATCTCGGTGAAAAAGCATCATCCAAGACACATAGGCAGCAGTAATGGTAGAAATACCCAACTGGCGTCCCTTTAGGATCACATTGAAGCGATGATCATTAAAATCTTTCAGGAGTTGGGTTTGGAAATCGTAGGTATTGAAAGGTACAGTGCCGTGGATTGGATGGGAGATCCTAGCATAACTATTAATAAAGAAGTCCGGGTCTTTGCCGCACTTGACTATCTCTGAAAGGATTTCTTTTTTAGAAAGTTTATAAGCCATTTCTCAACGGTGGGTTATTAGTTCTTAGCAGCCTTGAGCCAGTTTTTAATGCTCTCATTAATGTCTGCTGGCTTATCCTCTTCGAGAACACCCTCTGTTCCGCCAATCTTGTAGATACAACTTGACTGAAACCAAGTGCGGAAGTTAGACATCTTTTGTACAAGGATATCAGTCTCTCCTTCTTTAGTCAAGCGAAGAGTTGATCCTGCGGCAGCCTTGTATTCCTTCTGGATGAAAGAGATGATGTCTGCGATGTGCTGCTCGACCATACCTTCAAAATTAGCCTTTTGAACTTGCTTAATATTGCATTCCGAAGAATACCCAAGGACAAGATTCTCTCCTTGAAACCTAACACTGAAGCCGTCAACGAGCCTACTGTCTGTTACAACATTTTCAACTTCTCTTTTAAGCCCAATCTTAACTGGCTTTCCTTCTTCGTCAAGCGCTCCGTCATATCCTTTTGTAGCAACAATGTTTTGAATCGTTTGTACAACATCTAAAATATTAGCCATTATCTTTCCCCTTATAAAAGTTTCCTAAAAACTCTACTCTTTGGTCTATGTCTGCCCATCGATCTTCTCTGCCTTCAACAAAACGTAAGTAACATTTCCAACAGCAGTCATACTTGCTCATATACAAATCGTCTTTTAAATCAAACGAGTATTCAAAACACGCAGGACAAACACGATCTTCGTCTTTAGTAAGTAGTTTTTTTGATACGAAAAAACCATCTTTATTAATCTTTTCACTATCTTCCCTGCGTTTAAGCTCTTGTTTAAACCTTTCTTTTATCTGTTGCAGGTAGTCAATCTCTTTTTCTTTTGTCCAGCCAGATCTTGGATTTTGTATTGTCTCTGAGCCGTATTTCTTCGCAATTGCTTGCTCTATCTTTGCTATGTCATTTAAATCAGGCTTTTTCATTTTACCTATTATACATCTATTTTATCTAGCTTTTCAGACATAATGTCTATTTTCTTTTGCTGTTCTTTTACCGCCTCAACTAAAAACGAGATGATCCTAGTATAGTCCATAGTGTTTGCATACTCTGGATCTTGTGACCACTCAACAATCTCTGGTAAGACCTTTCCCACTTCTTCGGCAATAAAGCCAAAATCTTTCTTGCCCGTGTCTATCCAGTTGTAGGAGACGCCTTTTAGTTTAGAGATTGTCTCTACGGCAGAACCTAGTGGCTCAACATTTTCTTTGAATCTTATTGACGAGTAGGAAACGAAAGCATTAGCCTTTACCTGCCCCTCTGGAGCACTTGTGTCTGGTAGCGTTATACCGTGGGTTATGTTGGCGTCTCCGTTTATGCGAACACCAAGATTACCGCTTGGAATAGAGATGTTGGTGCCGAGAAGACGGGTCCCCCCTGCTGATCCAGAGACTATCAAGTGGTCGTCGGCTTCGTTTTCATAGTAGATTTTTGCCTCTGAGTTTGGTCCAATAGCAAAAGCACCAGCCGAACCAGTGCTTGTAAATACCATCTCTCCGCCGATCTTCAAAGGGGAGGCTCCTTCTAGGGTTCCGGCTATTTGTATTGTTGAACCAGAAAGGACAATACCATTTGCTGATCCTGAGATGACCAAGAAGTCGTCGCCGTTTTCGTTGTACTCTATGTGTGAGTCGCTGTTGGTTCCGAACTTTATTTTAATATCATCGGCAACTTTCAAGTCAGTGTCATCAAAAGTAAATGTAGAAATGCCCCCAAGGGATCCCCCGTTGTTATATTGAAGATGCGTGTCTGAGCCTCCAGCGTCTCCGGAAGACTCTGCTGATGAGGCATCATGTTGCTGTCTAATCAGGGCTAAAAGCCTAGAATGACTGTAATTTCCGATTGCCATTAGTCAGTGATTCCCGCAGCGACCACAAAGACACCTACCGTCAAAACCACGCCGCCAATAACGCCGCCGACAAACCACCAGTGGGTATAATCGTTTGGTCTTTCTAGTGCTAGTTCTTGTAGCCGCTTGTTCTCCTCGTCTTTTATATTGAGAAGACTTGTGTACTTGTCTGTTGCCGAGTTTAGTTTGATCTCACTGATCTTGAGATCTAGATCTAACTTGGCTTTTAATATTTCTATCTCTCTATCCATTTCTATCTTACACTCTTCTGCGGTGTATTTCTGATCAGTTAGGACTTTGGCTGCTGCCTTAGCATCCAACAGAACACCAGTAAAGGGTGCTCGCTTGCCCTTTTGGATCTCAGTTATAACCCCCTCTTGCGCCCAAGCAGGGAAAGCAAAGAGTATAACTAAAAATATGGATAGTAGTTGTTTCATTTATTGTTCTCCAAAAGCGTCTGTGAACTTTTTTCCTTGTAAGTCTTTTGCTGCTACCCTTTTATTTGTTTCTAAATCTATAATACTTCTAATTTTGGTATTAGCAGAATCAAATACTTGAATAGTATCAGACATTAACTTACCTTTCAAGCTTGGATTAATGTAATGGACGCCACCAAAGCCGTTTCGTTTTAACCATTCTCCATATTCTTTTACTCTTTGTTCGCTGTTTGGATCTTTTTTTCCAAACCATTTTTTGAAATCATTTATATCAACAACAGCAACCTTTCCCGGTCGGAGAGTTACAGCAAACATATAGCGACCACCGAGTTTTTCTTTGTGGGGTAATAACATTTCCGCATCAGGAACAAACATATGACCAAGATAGCTGTCTAAATTATACTTACCCTCCCCTGCTTTACCCATAGCAGTATTAGATCCAAGCCTACTGTCTTCAAATTGATCAAAAGGCACAGAAGATAAATGATACCCTACTTGACCATCAATATTCTTTTGGCTGGCTGCTAATTTTGATAACCAATGACGAAAAAGAGTACGAGGATTGCCACTATCAACGACCACTTCGTTTAAGTATTTGTTCCAGTTTTCAAGTAGTTGTTTCATTCTTCGTCCTCTGGGAGTCTCTCTTGATCGTATGGAGCATCTTGCTGTATATACCGAAGGGCTCGTGCCGCAAGTTCTTCTCCCGCATCTTGAATCGCATAAACGATTACTTCTTCGCTTGATGGGTCATACTCGGCAATATACGAGTCGCCGTTGTCCATTATCATTTCAAAGTATTCTATATCGCCAGCAGGCGTCATCTTTCTTACACGATTATCCTCGCCTTCATTTTCGTTGAGAAACTCTTTCCATTCATTCAAC